AATTCCTCCATTCGAGCCGCAGTTGTGTTTCATGCCATTTTACAGGGTGTGAAACGCGGCTGTGCACCGGTGGGTGACGAGTTTCAGCTCCAGAGCTGTCTCGATCACAAACACTCGTTGTCAAATCCCACGCCTCCCTCTGCGGAGAGGTTAGACCCGGAGAAGTTCGAGAAGATCTTCGGGGGGGATAAGAAACAATTGTTCATAAGGAGAAGTGTCCGGAATCCGGGTACCCATGCGTCGGTTGAATCCAAGCGGAGTCAAGGAGGACGTGCGGGTGCGGTCCGTCGTTTCATAATGACAGACAAATTCGAGGAGTCAAGCAATGTCGGTGGAGAAGAACTCCTCGACATGTACGACATAGGTCCGAGCGTATACAAAAACATTATACGCCGAGAGGCTCCTCCGGTTCCGGCATACGACCGGCTGTTAATTGATGCATGCATCGATTCAGCTAAATCTCCTGAGCTTAAAGCTGTCGTCGCGCTTTGTCTCGAGCCATTGAAGTGCAGGGTCATCACCAAGGGTGAGGCCTTGCCATACTGGTTCGCACAAAACCTGCAGAAAGAGATATTTAACAAATCGTTAAGGAATGTCGAGGCACTGGCCTTGACGACTCAGGTATGCGACTCATCACATCTGTACTCGGTCTTTACAAAGACCCAACCCATTAATCAAATGCTTCCTCAAGGTGAGGAGAAATTTGATTACTGGGTCTCTGGGGATTATAAAGCCGCTACAGACAATCTCTCTTTAGAGACCAATCAGACTGCACTAAATGCAATGTTAGATGTGATTGAGAAAGGCGACCAAACCAAGGGTAGGTGGAATTGTATACGGTCCATGCGCGAGAGAGACATAGCTCTTAAAGTGCTTGGTCCGCATACCATTAGTTATCCACCGAAACTTGAAAAGCTTGCGGCTAAACAAGGGAAAGACCTGAGTTCCTTCAAGATGGAAAACGGTCAACTCATGGGGAGTATTCTCTCCTTTCCTGTCTTATGCGCCATAAATCTGGTCGCGTATTGGACAGCTTTGGAGGAATACACCGGGAAGAAGTTCGAGCTTAAAGATTTACCCGTTCTGGTGAACGGAGACGATATCTGTTTTATGACAAACCTCGTATTCTACGAGGTCTGGAAAAAATGGATTACAATCGCCGGCTTTAAGCTTTCCCTTGGAAAGAACTACGTGTCACGTGACTTCGTCACGATAAACTCTCAGGGGTTTATGCATAGAGGTGGTTCCTCTTTCACCAAGCTCAAGTTCCCAGCAACTGGAGCTTTACTCGCCCATGCGAGAGGTCCCGCGCGTGTACCAGAGAGGCAAAATTTTGCCTTGTTACCTGATAGCGCGAAACTTTCGCAGATTCTTTCCGACTGCAATGATCCTATCCGGATGTTCCGGAGAGTCAAACACTATTGGAAAGAACCCATTTATAAGCTCACAGCTAACGGGTTATTCAACCTGTTTGCTAGTCAGCGTTTGGGGGGTGTGGGTGTGGAGTGCCCTGACACGCTTAGAGAGTCCATTCACTTTACACACTACCAACAGGTCCTTGCTAGGATCAGTTTGGAATCATATGTAAAGAAGAAGGGAACCTACCAAGACAACAAGGTGAGATCCGGATTCGAACGAATCGTGATCCAAGAAGACGTTGTGACAAAGAAGAAATCACAACGGAGAGTTTTTGGCCTTTTTGACTTACACCAAAAAGGACCATTGGTAACGGCTGAAACCGGTTTTGAGTATCGTAATATTCAAACTCAAGTCGACATTGCTGTCGCACCGGAACTACTCAATTTCCAAGCGGTTTTGTCTAGTGACAAACCCACTTATGAGATTAAAAAGCCGAGGAACAGGGTATGGAGTGAGGTCCATTTATCGTACAAAAATGCGAGAAATATCCTCAGACCATTTGATTTTCCATATGAAATGGTTTGGAAAAAACCCGATTCTACTAATATTGAGCCAGCAAGGGACTCATTATATATACGCCCCCCAACCCTTGAAGAATTAGCGTTTCAAGAAAAGCAACGTGACTACAGACGTCACATTGTGAAACATCTAAACTTCATGGGATGGAAGGGAGACATCGATATTACATTTCCTGTACATCTGGGGGGTCAACTGATGACGCTCACCCCGTCCCTGTATTTTTAACAAATCTGCTTGGACAAAAAGAGCAGAAATGGCTACGGAGCTTTCTGTTCAATTACAAAATGTAAAATGTAACTAAACATAACGATGTCTGTTTAGGGAAAACAATACGTCGCCATCTTGCGAAGAAATAAATCGTAGGCTACCATTATCTTAATTATCTTGATCTCAATTGAGACCCAAATAATTGATGAAGATGTTCCGATCAAGAAAGAACGGACGCAATGGGAACAGACGACCACTCCAGAAGAAGAAGCAGAAGAAGGGTGGGAGGAACGGCAACAACGCCCGGAACAACGCCGTGAACGTTCTGGCGCAGGGTGTTGGTCAAATTGCATTAAGGCCATTCGCCGGCGACATCGCCGCTGGATCTGGTCTTAATTGCTGGAACGCTTTGCTTCCACAGCATTTGGCCTTACCACGAGCAGTCGGTCCTTATCTTTCCGTTAAATTAACTACTGCCTTTAATCGGGCAGCCAAATTTAACATGTTTGCTTTCTTTCAAGAAGAACGCCATGTAATGTCACCGGTCCCCTATGACCTTACCCAACGTTGGACAAATATCGTTGGTA